TCCTGTTCGACATGATGGTGCATGACTTGGCGATGCTGGTCGAGTGGGAGCCTGGCACGGATTGGCTGGTTGATAGTGCTGAGGTAACGGAGTGCGTCGTTGCAGCAAAGCTGGTGAGTGGCCGGAAGACGGCGCTGGTTGAGGCGCGGACGGATCAGTTCGCGCCTAAGCGGGCGGTGTCGCTTGGTGGTGCTCGAGGATTTGCGTTGTGGGATCAGATCGATGATGTGATCGTGTCGAGTGATAAAGAGCTCGAGCACGTCTTTGATGAGGATGATGCGCCGAAGAGTGCGGTGTATCGCCGATTGAGCGATACGGCGCTCGTGGTCAATAAGGGCGCGCCCGATAATCGGGTGACATTTCGGCGTGTGACGGAGTTGGCGAATCAGATTGTGGAGGCGGCGCGATGATCATTGACGAGACGCATGGCGAGGTAATCGTTGGTGCTGATTGTGAGGTGTTTGAGACGGCGATCCTGACGGGGCCGCTCACGATCGGTGATGGTGTCTACATTGGCCCGTATGCGGTGGTGGGTGCGCCGGCGCAGCATCGCGGATCGTATCCGTGTGGTGTCGGGTCGCCGCATCGCGCTGAGGGCGTTGTGATTCGTGATGGTGCGTGTATTCGCGAGTTTGTCCAGGTACATCAGGGAATCATTAGGCCGACGATTGTTGGTGAGGATTGTTTGCTGATGGCTGGCGCGCATATCGCGCACGATTCGCAGCTCGGCGCTGGCGTGACGATGGGGAGTTTTAGCATTCTGGGTGGCTTCACGCTGATTGATGATGCTGCAACGTTCGGGCAGGGTGTCGTGACGCATCCGTGGACGATCATTGGGGAGCGCGCAATGGTCGGCTTGAACTCGAGCGTTGTGAAGGATGTGCAGCCGTATGCGAAGGTTGCGGGTGCGCCTGCACGATTGCTCGGGTCGAATACGCGTAAGGATGCTGCGCTGCCTAGCGATTATTCCGAGGATCTATTGTCGGATTCGGTGTGGGAGCGGTATGCGCGCCTAGCTGATTCGCAGCGTGAGGCACAAGGATTGTGGGCATGGCTAGACCACTCTTGATCATCATGAATCCGCGAAGGATTCCCGAGTGCATTAGTGCGCTCGAAGCGTTGCCAATTAGCAAGCTCTGGATTGAACGCTATACGGAGCATCAGATCGCTGATCTTCTACCCGGCCTGATCAATGAATGCGAGTACGATCCGATCGGCATCATTTCGGATGATTCGCTTCCGACTGCTGACGCGCTGAATCTCGTGCTTGAGCATTATGTTGATGGCGAAGTTGTTACCGCGTATTGCAATGTGGATGAGCGATCATCGATTGTGAATCTATCTGTTGAGCCTTTGGCTGTGCAGGATATGGCTACGCTGGATTGTTATACGATGCCGAGTCGTGAGGATGTCGAGGCAGAGTCTGACGCGAAGGTGCGTACTTGGTTCGCTGGGCATACTCTTACGTTTATGAGTCGCGAGTTATGGCGGAAGTATCCGTTCGTGGCGATTGGTGGTGGTAATGGGTCGCAGTCGGATTATTCGATGTCGTGCCGGTTGCAGACGGATGGGGTTCCTATTTGGGCGGTGCGTGGTGCGTTTGTTCAGCATCTGAAGGCGGTTGTTGATCATGTGGAGCAGGATGGTATTCGCCGATTGTTGATTGGTGTGGAGTCTCCTGGTATTCGGTGGGATCAGTGCGCGTAGTCGTTATGACGCCGAGCTTGCCGGAGCGTGCAGAGTTTCGTGCGGAGTGCGTGGAGAGTGTGAAGGCGCAGACGCTCGCGCCGGTGGCGCATGTTGTGATGCTTGATTATTTGCGCGCTGGGCCAGCGGTAATGCTGAATCGGATGCTGCCAGCGTGTATAGCTTCTGAAGCTGATTGGATCGCACAACTCGCCGATGATGATCTGATCGATCCGCACCACCTAGAAACGCTCGTAGCGCACTCGGACGACGCGGATATCGTCTACTCGTATTGTCGCGTCGAAGGGCGCGGCTTCAATCCGAACAGCCCATTTGATGCTGATCGGCTCAGGCGTGAGAACTACATCCCTGCTACGACGCTGATCCGTACGGGCTTGTGCGAAGAGCTCGGGTGGCGTGCTGATTCGGCGTATGGTTTTGAGGATTGGGATTTCTGGCTTCGCGCGCTTGATGCTGGCGCGCGGTTTGTGTGTGTGCCGGAGGAGACGTGGACGTACCGGTTTCATGGTTCTAACCTGTCCACGGGCGGGTAGAATACGAGCATGGCGATCACGAATGGCTATTGCACGCTCACGCAGGTCAAGGCTGCGCTTCGCATCACCGACTCCACGGACGATACGCTCCTCGAGGGCAGCGTAGAATCCGCGTCCAGGCTGATCGACGGTTACGCCATGCGGAGCTTCTACAATGCTGGTACGGCGGTGCGCGTCTTCTCGACGAATGATTCGCTGTACGTGCAGACGGATGACATGGCTGGCACGGCCGTCACGATCGAGACGAGCACGCTCGGCGATGGTGTGTGGGATGTCACTTTTGCTGCGACGGATTACCAGCTCGAGCCGTTGAACGGCACGCTGGATGGAATTACGTGGGCGTATGATCGTGTCCGCGCCGTCGGGGATTACGTGTTCCCGACGACGAGCGTCCTCCAGGGCGAAGGGCAGGCACTCGTGCGCGTCACGGCTGTGTGGGGGTGGCCAGCGATCCCGAAGGCGATCGAGACGGCAACGATCATTCAGGCTACACGAATCTTCAAGAGATTTGATTCGCCGCTCGGTGTCGCCGGCTTTGGGGATTTTGGTGCTGTTCGCGTGTCGCGGTTTCTTGATCCTGATGTGGAGCAGCTCGTTCAGCCGTATCGGAAGATGCGGAACGTGAAGTGAGCGCGACCGTTGGCGAGATCAAGACGGCGCTCGCAGCGGCGCTGGGTACGATCACGGGTCTGCGCGCGTATGATCGCCAGCCGGATAATCTGAACGCGCCGTTTGCTTTTCCGAGCCTGGAGACGATTGAGTATCACGGCGCGATGAGTAATGGACTCGTCACGCAGACGTACCGTATTAGTGTGATCGTGGGTCGTGCTGCGGAGCGCAGCGCAGAGGATCGCCTTGACACGTACCTGTCTTATGATCAGGGCGGCATTCGGTACGCGATCGAGTCTGATCCGACGCTCGGCGGGTATGCGCGGACGAGTATCGTAGAGTCGGCGGGTAGCATTCAGACGATCGACGGTAACGATACGACGTATCTTATGATCGAGTTCCGCGTCATTGTGTACGCATAAGGAGACGAGATGAGCAAGACGTATAAGGTTGTCGAGGGTTTTACGGTGTACGGGAAGAAGGGTGGCGAGCTGATTTCTGAGGATGAGATTGGTAGCCAGGCGCTTCTGGACGGGCTTGTTGGGTCTGGTCGTCTGATTCTCGTAGAACCCGTGAAATCGTCGGCTACAATCAAGAAGGTAAACGACGACACCTTGAAAGGGGTCTAAGTAACGTGGCTAAGCTCGTAATGACCAACGCGAACGTGACCCTCGGCGGCACGGACATCAGCACGTACGTCGCTTCGGTGACGCTCAACATCTCTGTGAATGAGGTCGAAACGACCGCCTTCGGAAGTGGCGCGGTGACGAGGACGGGCGGGTTGCAGGACAATTCTGTGACGCTCGACATGCACCAGGATTTCTCGGCGATCGAGGGCCTCGTCTATCCGCTGATCGGCTCGACGACTTCGCTCGTCATCAAGCCGAACGGCACCGCCGTTGGCACCGCGAATCCGTCGTATACGACGAATAGTGTGCTTATCACCGAGTGGACGCCTGTAAACGGAGCTGTGGGAGAGTTGGCTACTGCGTCCGTAACGTGGCCCATCTCGGGTACCGTGACGAAGGCTGTAGCCTAAACTCATCGCGCCTATCGGCGCTAGTTGGAGGGAATGAGGATGCAAGTTCAGTTCAAGATCAAGCCGAAGGGCGGCGCCACGGAGATGGTGACCGCCGAGCTCGTCGACGTGATCGCGTGGGAAGAGAAGTTTCAGCGCCCTTCGACCGAGCTTGGCGGCGATACGATCTTCGCTCGCGATTTTGTCTGGCTTGCGTGGCATAGCGTGCAGCGCCAGGGCAAGACAACGCTGGACTTCATGGATTGGGTTGCGACGCTTGAGGATATCGAAGGCTCCGAGTCGGCCCCTTTAGAGCACTCGGAGAATCCTCCTCCCATTGGCTGATCGCGAGTCTCGCGGTCGAGACCGGCATAGCACCGAGCCAACTCTTGCTCGAGTCGGAGCGTATGCTTTGGACAATGCTCGGCTACATCAGGTGGCGAGCGGTTCACTCGCAAGGATAGTGTGATGGCACAGCCGTATCGCGTGCGGGGCCTTGACGAGGCTCTGGACACTCTGAAGAAGATCGATCCCGAGTTGTATAAGGCGGCTCAAAAGCGGATCAAGGGTGATGCGAAGCCGATGATTACGGAGGCTCGTAATGGTGTGCCGCAGCAGTCTCCGTTGTCTCGGTGGAAAGAGTCGAGTGGTGCTGGTCAGCGTTCGGGTGAGGCGCGGTTGCCTGCTTGGAGTGGGCGCCCTGCGAATCGGATCAATGCGAGCGTGCGTCGTCGGAAGATTCGCGGGACGGGTGGTAAGCGTACGCTGATGAAGATGCAGCAGACGAGTCCGGCTGGTGCGGTGTTTGACATTGCTGGGCGGAAGAATCCGGGCGGCTCGCAGTTCAATCGGAATCTGATTGCGAAGTATGGCCCGGCGTCGCGAAGTATGTGGCCGGCGGCGGAGAAGCATTTATCTACGGTTCAGAAGAGTATTGAGAAGAGCGTTTCGGAGATGGAGCGCACTCTCAATACGGAGCTGCGTACTCGTGGGCCTAGGTAGGAGCCGGTAGACTACTCGTATGGCTGTCGTTGTCCCTATCGTTGCTGATACGAGTGGCCTTAGTCGCGGA